ATAAACTGGGCCCCTGAAAGTGCATCCTTAGTATGAAGACCAACCCAATGCAAATCCAACTTCGCCCTCACCAAGTCTGTGGCACTGATGCTATGCAACAGCACAGCAAAGGTCAAATCATTGTTCCTACCGGTGGCGGTAAGACTCTGAAGATGATATACGATACTCTGCGCGAGTTTCAGTCAGAAACTGCAAAGACCATTGTTGTTGTGGCACCTCGCATTCTGCTTGCCGAGCAACTGTCAAGTGAGTTCCTTGAGTTTATCACCAATGCTGCTGTGTTTCATATACACAGTGGCGAAACTCATCACGAATCTTCTACTCGCATCAGTGACATTCAGCAGTGGGTCAGTGACAATCAGGGGCACAAACTGATTGTTACTACCTACAACTCTTTGCAGCGTCTGGTTGATGCCGAGGTTGATGTAGATACGATCTACTTTGATGAGGCACATAACAGCGTCAAACGTAACTTCTTTCCTGCAACGGAGCATTATGCTGCCAATGCAAATCGTTGCTACTTCTTTACTGCGACTCCCAAACATTCACTTGCTATGGGTAAACCAGGAATGAATGATGCTGCTGTTTACGGTCAGGTTATCTGCAAAGTTCCTGCTCCTGAGCTGATTGCTGGTGGGTACATTGTGCCTCCCAAGGTTATCGTCAAGCAACTGGAGATGGTGACAGGTAAGCAGACCAACTTTGACCGGGATGCAGAGAATATGCTCGGTACGATTGACGACAACAATGTAGGCAAGATTCTGATTTGTGCCAAGAGCACCAAGCAGATTGTGTCTCTAGTATCAGAAACTGACTTCTGTTCAGAGTTAGAATCCCGTGGTTATTCTTGGATGTTTATTACTGCCAAGACTGGTGCGGTGATTGACGGTCAGAAGGTCAATCGTGAGGTATTCTTTGACACCCTAAGTGCCTGGGGCAAGGATAACTCTAAGAAGTTTGTTGTGTTACATCACAGCATTCTATCTGAGGGCATCAATGTATCAGGATTGGAAGCTGTCTTGTTTATGCGGAATATGGATTTTATTGCCATTTCACAGACTATCGGGCGCGTCATTAGGTTACATCACGATGATGCCACTAAGTTACGCTCTGGTGCTATTCGTCCCGGTGCCCTGAATACCTATACCAAATCTTTTGGTCTTGTGTGTATTCCAGTGTACTCCAAGGTAGGTATTGCTACTGCCCGATCAGTTCAGACAGTTGTTGATACTATCTTTGAGAAAGGGGAAGCAGCAATCAGCACCGTGACCCGGTAAATCTCATCTGAGACACAGTGAGAACCCAGTCTACCACTGGGGTCAAAACCTGATTTTTTGAAGATTCTACCGCAAGGGTAGGATAGATCATCCACCACAAATAGAATCACCGATTTTTTGGAAAGTGTAATTTATGAGCGATGGATTTCTGGTTAATCAAGGTGAGTATGCTGCCATACCTTTCGGGCAGCAGCTAATGATACTACACAACGGAGAACAGTTGAGAGTATGTAAGACCGAAAGTTCTGCACGAAAGTATATCAACGAGCACAAGAAAGTCAAGAGCACAGCACAACTTCCGATCTGATAGTAACTGGGCCCCCTAAAGTGCATCCTTAGTATGAAGACCAAGCAAATGCAAAATAAGCACCTAGAGCACCCTGAAGATGTCATTCTGACGGGTGATCTTTCTGTTCTGAATTGGTTTAGCGACCCAGATTCTACCATCAGTGTCAAGATTGATGGTGCTCCTGCTATAGTCTTTGGCACAGATCCCGAGAATGGTAGATTCTTTGTGGGCACCAAAAGTGTATTCAACAAGAAAAAGATCAAGGTAAACTATTGTGTAGAAGACATATTGCGGAATCACGGCAACACTGTTCGCGTTGCAGAGATTCTGATTGCCTGCCTCAATAACTTGCCCCGAATTGATGGTATCGTACAGGGTGACTTCATTGGGTACGGAGGGAGTGACACTTATCGCCCCAATACTATCACCTATAAGTTTCCGAATGTAGTAGATCGGGCAATTATCTTTGCCCCTCATACTTCCTACTCTGGTGCAAATCTTCGTGAGTGTGTTGCATCTTTCGGTGCAGATGTTCCCGAGTGTGAGAATGTCAAGTGGGTAAAACCTGCCGCATCAATCAACCCTTATCGTGAAGATATTGGTGATATGTGTAACTTTGCCCGTCAGATGTCTATGCTGTGTGAATTTACCACAGAGAAGAAAGCATCACAAATCAAGAAAGAACTCAATGCCTGTATTCGTGAGCAAAGAGATGTAGAGGAAAATGAGATTGCCGAAAAATGTGATTGTGATGTCAACCTGATACGGCTTTGGAAGTTGGTTGCATCAATCAAGCAAGATATGCTGTTCTTCATTGATAGCGACATTGACATTACTTGTGAGATTGATGGTAAGATAAGCGATCACGAAGGTTATGTTCTCACCAATCAATATGGCACTTTCAAGATAGTTGATCGTGAGATCTTTTCCCAACAAAACTTCACCTTACAGAAGAATTGGTAACAAATTATGTCTCTAACTAAAACCATTCTAACACTAATGTCGCTTGAAGCTATCAAAGAATTGGGTAATTGTAGCAAAAAACAAATCAAATTGAAAGTATTGGAAATTGCGGAGAAAAAACAAGCATTTTCTAAAGATTTTGTGCTTGAGTTTGCTGATATTGGTTGGAGATTTATTGACCTCAAGAATGAAGGTCTAATCTCAAATAACGGCAAAAAAGGTACAAAATGCCAGTGGTTTGTTCCCTAATCACTACTGGGCCCTTCAAAGTGCATCCTTAGTATGAACACAACTCAAATGGATCAAGTCTTTCACTACCACACAGATTGGAAGGAAGGTAAAGTCAATCAGATGTGGATTCAGCAACTAGGTGATGCTGACTGCGGCAATCTCTATGTTGCCATTGCATACAATCCTGACAAAGAGGTGTCAATGGTAATGTCGAAACCCCGCACATCCTATCACGAAACTCTACAGTGGGTTCGCAAATTCTGTGGTTCTTTCTCTATTCTTCCCTGATGATTTACTCTAATCTCTCAAAGATTCGCCCTAAACTGAGAACATCTGGTAATGTGACAGGTAACTTTGGGCGACCCAAATCTAAGGCAGGTTCTTCACTCAATGATCTTGGTGGTAATGGTAACATAGGTGTGACACAGAATGAGTATTTGAATCGCCTTTATTATGCTTTTGATCACACTTCCGACACTAAACTTCGTCAGTTCATTTATGGCGAGATCAAAAAGATTCTCATTCAGCAAGGCAAATGGTAATGCCTACTGGGCCCCTGAAAGTGCATCCTTAGTATGAACACAACTCAAATGACCAAAGATTTCTTCACCGAACAAGAATGGGATCTGATCTACAACTTTGTGGGCAATGCTCTGGATTCTGATGGATGGAATCCCGAAGATGTATATGAAATCCGCAGCAAAATCCTCAACCTATTCGAAACAAAATGACACAAACTCAAAATCCTTTGATTGAAATAGTCTGGACTCACATTACAGATGAAACTTCAGCAACTAAACTTCAGGCAGAACTTGCTATTGAAGGTGTAGTGTTATGGTTACGTGAGCAAGGTCAAAATGATGCTGCTAATCTTATTACCAAAAACCTTATCACTCAAACAAAATGACACACTACAATCCCTACGTTCAAAACCTAATTGAAATGGGTTATGATGAACAAGACTGCCGCAATGTTGCTGCGGTTGGTGAATCAAATGTCACCTATCCAAGAACAATCTATGGTCGCACATTTGAGACCGAAACTGAATATAATGATGCGGTTGCCGACTTCATCAATGGTCTCTAATCACTACTGGGCCCTCCAAAGTGCATCCTTAGTATGAGAACAACTCAAACCTTCTTCGTTTGCTTCACCTCCAATGCACTCAATTCACCCCTAAGAAAATGACTTACAAAGAACTTCTTTCTGAACTTCAAAAACTCAACGAAGAACAACTCAATTCAGATGTTGCAATCTATGAACCCTGTGCTGATGAGTTTTGGCAAGACAAGGTTGAGTTAGTGTTTG